AGTAAGCTCCATTTAGATTTTACCGATGATGGTACACTTAAGGTAATAACCGAAGGTACACTTTCATTACAAAAACAAGTAAGAGCGTTAAGACAAGAATTAACACTCCCAATATATACTGATGCTCAAAAACAACAGATTAGATTAGCTTTACAAGAAGCTGAAATTGGTCTACAAAAAACTAAGACACAGAGTAAAGAATTATTTAGTCAATTATCTTTATTACCTGGTCCAATGGGTACTTTTTTCCAAAATACTCAAAATGTATTAGTATTATTAAGAGGTTTATCACAACTTAAATTTAGTGATTTAAAAAATGAATTTAGTTTATTAACTAAAAGTTTTAATCCTGAAACGATTAGTAATGCTCAACAATATGTAGTTAATAAATTACCAAAACAAGTAGTACAAGAAGGTGTTGTAAATGCTGGAACAGCCGCAGGTAATACATTTTCAACTGCAGCAGGTGCTGCGATTGGTGTAAATGCTAAGGAAGCAGTTACAGCATTAACAGCATCAATTGATAAAAATCAAGAAGTATTAAAATTATCTTCAAAATTATATCAAGATGGTGCGGTTACAATTCACACTTATACACAAGCATTAAATGCTGCGTATGATAGTGTTGATGTATTTAGTGAAGCTCATCAGAAACTTGATAAACAATTAGGTCAATTATATCAGGCTGAAAATAATTTACAAAAACAATTTCAAAACTCAAATTTATTAATCGAAGATGGTATTATTAAATTTTCTAATAATGATGCTGCTTTACAAAATTTGACCAAAAGTGAAATAGAAGCCGCTGCTGCTGGTAAGTTATTTGTAATAACTGAAAATGATACAATACGTCAAGCAAAATTAATGGAAGTTGCATTGATGAAGGTAATGCAGTTATTCAAAGGTACTTCATATACTATTCAAGATGCATCTAAAGCATTGGCTGCATTTTCTGGTCCTGCAATTATTGGTATTATTGTTGCATTAGGTGCTGCAATAGGTGCATTATATGTTGGTTGGAGAAAATATCAGGAAGAAATTATTTTGAGTGAAAAATTATTACAAACTGAAATTAAAAATACTTCAACTTTATTAGAATTAGACTCAAAAGACCAAGAAAGAAGATTTGCTAAAAACGAAGCTGAAATGAAAGCTCGTAATGCATCTAATAGAGAATTAAATAAAGAAAATTATGATGATGCAAGAAAGAACTTTGAATTAATTAATAAGGCGGCAGTTGAAGCCGCTAAAAACTTAAATAAAGCATTTGAAGAGTCCGCTAATTTAGGTAAAGAATGGACTGGTAAATTTGATAAAAATAAAAATAAAATATATGAAAATACATGGTTCACAACATTTTTCGGCGTTTCAAAAGAAGCTAGAGACTTGGCTGAAAAAAATGTCAAAGATGCAACTGAGGCATTAAATAAAATACAACAAGAACAAAAAGATGCTGAGAATAAGATTTATGTAAAGGGAAATGCGGCAAAAGAAAATATAATGAGGGAAGCATACCAAAACTCATTAAGGGATTTGGATGCTAGAATTGCATTAGAAATTCGTTCTGAAAATACCAGTTCCAAAACATTAGAAGAATTATATAAGAAAAGAAATGAAAAGATTGATGATTATAATGTTAATATAACATTAAGTGAAAAAGAAAGAACTGAAAGAAGGAAACAACAAAGACAAATAGCAATTAACGAAGAAGTTAATGATGAAGTAACTAAATTGAATAGATTAATTGATGCTCAAAAAAGAAAAGTAGAGGAATTACCTTTAAATTCACCTGAGTATTATAAATCTAAAAGGGATATGGTTGCTCGTGAATTTGAAAAAGATTTTGCTGAAACAAAGAAATTTGATGAACGTACAGAAGAAAGACGTAATGCTGAACAAAACGCAAGAACTAAACAATATGTTGCATTAAGAAATATCGATATTGAGGAGGCAAACTTTAAGGTTTCTCTTGCTGAAAAACAACAAAGTGCTGAATTACAGCGTTCAGATAAGTTCTTCCAAAAACAAAGAGAAGCACTTAAAGCGAAGTACGATGCTGATGTTCTTGCTGCTCGTGGAAATTATGAAATGTTACTTGCGTTAGATAAGGAATATCAAAAAAAGAAAAAAGAAATTGATGTTGACCAAGCAAGGGACGGTATTGAAAATAGAAAGCAACAAAATGAAAGATTGGTTACTCTTGTTAAAATGGTTGGAATTGACCTTAATAAGAACTGGTTTGATATGCGTAAGCAAGAAGACAATTTAGATAAGAAATTCTACGAAAATAAGAGAGCAGCATTAATTGAAGAATATAATAATGAAAAACAATTATCTGCGGAAGGTTCTGAACAAAGAAAAGCATTAGATATAAAGTATGCTAATGAAAGTCTTCAAATCACCAAAGATGAATTAGAAAATAAAAGAAAATTACGTTTCTTAGAAGTTGAATGGGCAACTCAAATTGCTGACATTTTAACTACATTAGGTAATGTATATTTCAAAAACAATAAGGATGTATTACATGCTTTGGTGGCAATTCAAGGAGCAGCACAAATTGCTAAGATTATTGCGACAACTGAAGCGGGTCTTGCGGCGGCAACTGCTGAGGCTGCTGCGGTGGCATTAATTCCTGGTGTTGGTGAACTTGCGATGGCGAAACTTGCGGCAGTACAAACGGCAACAAGAATTAGTGAGGCAATATCAATTGCTGCGGTTATTGCGGCACAAGCGGCAGCGTGGCAACAAATTGATAGTGGTGGAGCAGGTGGAGGAAGTAGTTCAGGTGGTGGACCAGATAGAATTGTAAGAGGTAAGAACTACGGTGATGGTGGTATGATTAAGGGAAAATCACACGCTGAAGGTGGTGTTGCCGCAACTCTTGAAGGTGGTGAAGCTGTTATGACTAAAAATTCGGTTGCGATGTTTGGACCATTATTATCTATGATGAACCAAGCGGGTGGTGGAGTAGCATTTAGTAGAGGAGCAATTGGTCAAGCACCATTTGATAATCCACATACTGTTAATAATCCATCAGAACCACAAATAATAAAAACATATGTTGTTGAAAGTGAATTAACTACAAACCAACAGAAACAAGCAAGACTGAAAAGTCTATCAACTTTATAATATGGCAAAAGGTAAAACAGTAGGAAATAAAAACAAAATTTCTTTTGGTAAAAGAAAATCAAAACCTAATGGACAAAAATCTTGGGGTCCCAAAGATCAGAAACCAAAGAAGTATATTGGACAGGGTAGATAATCAAAATCAAATTTTATATATTTAATAATATGATTAAAAGAGAAAAAGTCTTTGAACTTAAAATAGAAGAAGATGATGAAGTTTCAGGTATAGATAGTATATCATTAGTTGACGAACCAGCAATTGAAGTGAACTGGGTTTCCTTTTCAAAAGAAAAAGAACACGAGTTTCATATTCCTGATGGTGAAGATGAAAAATATCTTGAAATGTTGGTTTCAAAAGGTCAAAAAGAAAGTGACTTATTGGAAGAATTTGAAATTGAGGATATTGAATATCTTCATAAGAATGATTTTGTTAAACCTCATCCAAACGCACCATCAGAATTAGATGGTCCTGAATATAAGATTAGATACAAGTATGTGTTAAATCCAAAAGCTGGTGGAAGTAAAGTTATTAAAACCACAAGACAATTCTGTAAAACTTTAATCTTTGAAGATTTGGTTTGGAGGGTTGAGGATATGGATCAAACATTAAATCAATTTGGTCAGTCAGCATTGGTATGGCGTGGTGGTTACAATTGTAGACACGTATGGGCTAAGATAAAATATAAAAGTAAAAATCTTATACCTAAGAAAGCAATTGATAAAAGAGAAGAAGGTTATGATATTTTAGGACTACCTCAACCTGATACAAGAACTAAACATCCTTCATTCAGTAAAGAAGACTTTCAAAAGATAAGTGTTGACTATGATGGAACACTGTCAACAAACAGAGGTGAGTTGATGACTGGTCAATTAATAAAAAGAGGTAATGATGTATATATCGTTACAGCAAGACACTCATCTGAAGGTACACCAGTATATGCGGTTGCCGATAGATTAGGCATTCCACACGATAAGATATTTTTTACTGGTGGGAAACCAAAATGGCCGAAACTAAAAGAATTAGGCATTCAAAGACATATTGATAATAATCCAAACGTTATTGCTGATATTAAAAAACATTTACCATTAATTAATGCTGAAAAATTTGATTATAATGTTGGTAGTATTGGGGGTTATGTGGACCCTGATATTAAGAAGAAAAAACCTAAGGTTGTAGAAAAGGGATTAACTCCACCAAAGATGTTTAATAATGAATTTGAATATCTATTTGGTGAAACAAGTTATTCTGATTATCCTGAAAGTGTTAAGAATAATGCCAAAGCGGTTCTTAAATGGGTTGAAGAAAATGGATGGGGTTCTTGTGGAACATCAGTTGGGAAACAAAGAGCAAATCAACTTGCAAATGGTGAAGCATTATCATTAGATACGGTAAAACGTATGTATAGTTACTTATCAAGACACGCAGGTGATTTAGATAGTTCAAAAGGATATGGTGATGGATGTGGTAAATTGATGTATGATAGTTGGGGTGGTAAATCTGCTCTAAGTTGGGCTGAAAGTAAGATTAAACAATCTGAAAAAATGTCTAAACAATATTTTGCACAAGATAATGAAAAACAAATTGTATTAGGACCAGCAATGATCCCAAATCAAAAGATATTTCGTAAAGATAGTCAAGGAAACCCTTATTATGTGTTCTTTACTCCTGAAACAATCAAAATGATAGCTCAGAAGTATATGAAGAACAAATATATTGATAATAATGACCAAATGCACGATGGTAAAGCGGTTAAAGATGTGTTCGTAACAGAGTCTTGGATTAAAGAAAGTGAAAATGATAAGTCGACTGACTATGGTTTTAGTGACTTACCAGTGGGTACTTGGTTTGTTAGTATGAAAATTAATAACAAAGATATTTGGGATAAAGTAAAATCACATGAATTAAACGGATTTAGCGTGTCTGGTTTCTTTGAAGAAGTAGAGGCTTTCAAAAGAGAACAGATATTTTTAGAAAAAGTAGCCGAGATATTAGGCCGAGTGGTTGAATAATTGGTGCAAAAATCTTATATATATATTTAATAATAGGAATAAAAAAATAAACAATCAAAAATTATGTCAAATTCTAAAAGTGCAATTCAAGAAATTAAAAAATTAATGGTACAATTTGGATTTATGGCGGAAGAGAAAGTCTTATTATCGTTTAAATTAGAAGATAATACTATTCTTCAAACTGAAAAGTTAGAAGCTGGTAATAAAATTGTAATGATTAATGATGAATTTGAGCAAGTTGCTTTAGAAGATGGTTCTTATACGTTAGTTGAAAATTTCGAAATAGAAGTTGAAGACGGTTCAATTGTGTCAGTTAAAGAAATTTTTGTGAATGCAACATTAAAAGATGGTACGCAAGTATCAGCAACTGGTAAAGGTTTAGAAGTTGGTGGTAAATTATTCGTGATTAAGGATGGTACTTCATTACCAGCACCTGATGGCGAACATTACTTAAGTGACGGAACAGGTATTACTGTTAAAGACGGTGAAATTGTTTCTGTTGAAGAACCAAAAGATGAAGCTCCAAGTGAAACTGCAGCAGATGAAACAGCAGAAGAAAAAATGGCTACAAGTCCTGTTGAAGACGAAACAATCAAAAAAGACGGTAAATTAAATCCTCAAATGATGGAAGAAATGTACGGTTTATTGCAAGATTTTATCGCTAAATGCGGAGCTAAGATGGCTGAAATGGAAGGACAATACAATTCATTACAAAATGAATTTGAAGCTTTCAAAAAAGAACCAGCTGGTGAAAAAATAAAATATAGTAAAACAGAAAATTTTGCTAAAATCGATGATGAAGTTGAAGCTAAAGTAGCTAATATTATGTCATTAAGAAATAATAAAAAATAATTAAAAAACTAAAAGTAAATTATGAAAATTTATTCAGAACAAGAGTTTAGTTACGTAGTATCGTCAATCACTGGTTATACAGACCAAGTTGGTGGTGAATTATTAGCTAAAGCTTTAATCGGAGCAACAACTCCAAAGTATAGTTCAGTTCGTTTAGGTATTAAAGGTACTCAAGCATTGAACTTATTGGATAGTAACCCAACTTTCCAAGCAGGAAACTGTTCTTTGAGCACTTCAGGTACTACTACCTTCACTCAAAGAAACATCACAACTTGTCCAGAGACTTTATTTGAGTCATTATGTTACAAGCAATTATATCCAACATATCAATCTATGTTGATGAATGCTGGTCAAACTTCTGAGACAGTACCGTTCGAAAATCAAATCGCGGATTTAAAAGTTAAACAAATTCAACAAAGAATTGAAGACCAATTATGGAACGCTACAACAGCTGGTGGTTCTTGTTTTAATGGTCTTAGTTACTTAATCACTTCAGGTAATACTGGTATTGGTGTATCTGTATCTGGTACTGCTTTCAATAGCACTGCTGCTTACGGTTCTAACGGTAACCCTATCACTGAGGTTGATAAATTAATTAACGCATTAGATGACAACGCAATGAGTCGTGACGACTTAGTTGTATTTATGTCATACGCGAATTGGAGATTATATCTACAAGCGTTGACAAGAGCTAACTTCTTTGCTAATTATATCGGTACATCTGATATTACTAACAATATGGAAGCAGTTCATCCAAATACAAACGTTAAAGTTGTTCCTACATTAGGTTTAAATGGTTCTAATAAAATCACTATCGGACCTAAAGAATATACAGTTGTAGGATTTGACCTTACCTCAGACCACGAAAAGATGGATATGTGGTACTCAAAAGACTTTGATGAAATTCGTTTCAGAGCTAACTACAACTACGGTGTACAAATTGCTCAATTCGGTTCAACTAAGTACTTTGCTACTAACGGTTTATCTTAATTGATTGAAAAATATTAAGGGGGTGAAATTCCCCCTTTAAAAAAATAAAAAACAAAAAACAAAATATAAAAAAAATATGAGTTGTTATATATCTTCTGGCGTACAATTAGGATGTTCTGATGGTATTGGTGGTATTAAGAAAATTTACATCGTTGGTGGTGGTGGTTCAGTTACTGGATTAACTTACAACGCTGATGGTGCAATTACTGGTGCTACATCTACTTCAGGAACTACTTTGTATGGCTTTGAATTAAAAAGAAATACATCTTCGTTAACGCAAAACGTGCAAAAGAATTTCGAAAATGGGACCATTTTCTTCGATCAGGTTTTATCTGCTGTGTTCTACAAATACGATCAACAAAAGCGTAATGAGGTGAAAATATTATCCCAAAATGATAATTTACAAATCATCGCAATTGACCAAAATGATGTTCAATATTACTTAGGTCAAGTGAATGGTATGTACTTATCTGGTGGTTCTGCTGCAACTGGTACTCAGTTCTCAGATCGCAACGGATTTACCTTGGAGTTTAAGGGCCAAGAGCATGATCCAGCTAACACAATTGTTGGAGCTTTAGCTTCTGTATTTACAGGTGCAACAATCGAAGGATAATTTATTCGTTGGTAGTCCTTAATGGACGAATATTTATATATTCTAAGTATTAAAGGGGGTTTATTCCCCCTTTTTTATTGTTTTTAGCATTCAATTTCAATTTTTTTATATTTAATATTATAGATATTATTATGCAATACATTAAAAAAGGTGAAGTTAATAATTTAATATTGAATATTAATAATAATGCTCGCCCTGACTTTGCTACTTATGATTTGGTTTTTACTCACGTAATGTCCAAACAACAAAAAACATATACAGTTTATACAAATAATCCAGAACAATATTCAAGCAACATTAGATATTGCACTGTTACAATAGATTTAACAACAAATGATTTAATTTATGAAGGACAATATCAATTGAATATTTTTGGTAATGGTGAAGAACAAGTATATGTTACAATGGCTGTGGCTGAAGGATTGGCAGAAAGCAAACCATTTACCGAATATATTTCACCAAATGAGGTTAATGAAAATTACATATACATACAAGATTAATTATGAGTGAAGTAAAAAAATTTCAATTAAGTAAGGTAGATTTTAGAACAGCATCATTTCCTGTATTTTCTGAAGTTATTGCTAGACAACCTTGGGTGTTCTATGGGGAAAGTAACCTACTCCCACAATATTTTATAGAGCTTTATGACAACTGTGCGATACACAAAGCAATTGTTAAATCAAAAGTAAATCAAATATTGGGTGATGGTATTTTTTCCAAAGATAATCCTAAAGCGGTTTGGTCTTTAGTTAATGATGATGAGAACATTACAGACATTATGCGTAAGGCAGCTTTGGATTTTATGTTATTCGGAGGTTTCGCTTTGAATATTGTTTGGTCAAGAGATAGAAAATCTATCGCAGAGATTTACCATTTAGATTTTAGTAGAGTTAGAAGTGGTAAGGTAAATCCTGAAACTGATAAGGTTGAAAAATATTATTACTCACCAGTATGGGAAGATACAAGAAAGTATCCACCACAAGAATTTCCTGCGTTCAGTAAAAATGAGAAAGACCCAGTTCAAATATTGTACTTCAAAATTTATCAACCAGGTTTAACATACTATCCTGTCCCTGACTGGTCGGCGGGACAGCGTAGTATCGAAATTGATATAGAAATTAAAAACTTCCATATGAATAACCTACGTCAAGGTATGGTTCCTTCATTATGGATTAATTACAATAATGGCATCCCTGGTGAAGAAGAGCAAAGAATTTTAGTTCGTGCTTTGGAAAGTCAGTATGGTGGTACAGATAATGCAGGTCAAGCAATTGTATCCTTTAACGAAAGTAAGGAACAATCAC